GATCATTACGCAACTCTTTGATTTCTTCGGCAAGTTTAGTTACCATGAAATCATTGAATTTTGATGCATTTTCTTGCAATTTGATCTTAGCCTTTACTCGGTCTTCATTAAGAGCTTTTCTTTCTTCATGAAATTCTACAATCTCACTTGAAAGACTCTCTGTTACCATCTTATCTAGGGCTTCTACCATCACAGTACGATCATGTTCGTAACGATTTGCAAACTCTTCACGGAGTTCTGCACGTACTTGATCGCGGGCTTCAGTCAACTTTGATTCCCAGACCTTTTGAATTTCGCCTGAAACTTCTTCATTGATTAGACCACTCTCTAGTAATGGTTTGATAGCATCTAACATGCTTTTATCCCCTATTATTTTAATTTAAGATCCTTGATGAGACGTTTTACTTCCTCACCTAAGTATCTTTGTACCTTCTTGTCGCCTCTTGCTTCTCTAGCGATATCCATAACTTTATGACCATGCTTCATATTCATGAGGCTTTCGTATATTGCTTTTGGATATGCGTTAGGTGCGCTTGGTTGTGCGACAATATCGACAGTGATAATTTCAAAATCACTGACTTTGCCATCTAAGTCGCTCACATTACCTGATCCGCGACTTGAAACGCCTAGTTTCACACCACTTTCCAACATAGTCTTTACTAACTGACCCATTGGAGTTGGTAGAATTTTTAGTTTTCCGAAACCGTTTGCCCCATCCATCCACATATTTGTGATCATATGTGACACTCGGTCTAGATTAATCTTTAAATCGTCCGGGTGATCTACTTCACCCAGAACTGAATAGCCTTCTTGGATTTGCTTGTTTAACGTATCTACAGCATTCTCTATTTCAGAAACGGGGTAAACACGCTCATTTGCGTTTTTAACCCCGCCCTGAATAAAGATGCCCTTCATATAGAGGGTCTTTAATTCATCGTTTCCTTCCTTTACGGATTCAACGATCATATTCGCTCTATCGAACGTTAAGTGCTCCTTGAGATACAAAGCCATTGTCTCCAAGTTCCTCTTAATTAGCCTTTAGCAACCGGGCTACGATCATTTGAAGCACCATCCTTAGTTACTGGCTTAGGAGCTGCACTCAAATCTACTTTTGCTTTGCCGCCTGGTACATTCTTAAATGAACCTGCGCCTGGCAATTCGCCTTCTTTTTTGCTATATTCATTTGATGGACCTTTTGGACCAGTTGGATTTGGTTCTGCGTCTGCGCTGAACTTAACTGGCTTAGCGTCCATGCCCTTAGCACCTGAATTTGCAGTGACTGGGCTCTTAGTCTGAACACCATTGTCACCATGAGTTACAGATACCTTCTGCAATTGGACTGCTTCCATCACTTCTTCTTCTTCACCGTCTACTTCGACTTCTTCTTCGTCGCCCATGTCTGCGTCGCCGCTCATGAGTGACTCAAACTCAGCCATCAAATCGTCTAGCTTATCTTTGATGTCACCTAAGTCTTCTTTATCTACTGAACCTTCAGCATCATGCTCATCTTCTAAGTCATGAGTTAGGTCGTCGCCTGCTTCTTCAGCATCATCGTCAAAACCGATATCTGCTTCATCTTCTTCAGCTTCTACAACGTCACCTGACTCTTCTGCCGAGATTTCGTCCATTAGATCGCCTACTTCGCCTACCATGCTCTGTTCGTCCATCATTTCTTCGTCCATGATTGACTCATAGATTTCACGGGACTTTTCAACTACGATCTCGTGGAATAATTCTTTTGCTTTGTCTTCTTGCTCATTGATGATTAGGTCAATAAGCTGTTCAAATTTCTTGTTTTCCATTGTAAATTCTCCTGGTTAGAAATGGCTTTGTAAAATTATTTAGTGCGTAGTCTTAAAAAGCACTCAATAAGTACGATTTTTTTACGTTTTTATTTAATTTCGGTGATTTATAGGTTAAAATTACCTAAAATCTATTACGCAGTGGCTTCTTGTGGCTGATTAGCCTGACCATATTGTTCACGTACTTTCTTAAGATGTTCTTTCTTTTCGTAGTTACGAACATCTAACATCTTGCGTAATTTGCGTAATTGTTTGAGGGTGAGTTTAGTTTTACGTGAGGTGCGCCACACTGGTTTACTGTTATCTTGATTTACATCCTGATAACCATTTACCGGGGCATCAAACATCTCAAATAGTTTCATACTTTTATTTATCTCAAGTATTTTTTTGCTGCTTGTAGTCTAGCCAAATACCTGATATTACTAATGCTGTCATTAATATTGAACCTATAATCATGTATAAAGGTTCATGGTTTTGCCAATTTAAACTAATGTGAAAATGCCCTAATATCCATACTGGGCCAGAAAGTTTTTGAGATGTTTCAATCAGCAAATACTTTATAAAATCCATATTAAACTGGTGGGCTTGCTGGTGTAGCCGGGGCGGCTCCGGCTTCAGGTCCTGTTCCTGCAGGTGTAGCACTTACTGGACCTGCTACTTCAGGTGCTTCTTCGCCTTCAGGTGGTGTCTCCATTTCATCACCAGTCTGTTCATCTGCTTCGATGTCTGCATTGCTTACACCTACGCTACGCAGATCATTGCCTTTTGGTTCTTCTAGTGGTTCTTTGCCATTCTCTTCACGCCACATCTTTTCGTTTTGTGTGATCTCTTCTTCACTCAATCCTAAGAAACGTTCCATAGCAAAACGCTTACTGATATAAGGAAATGCTTCCATGCTAGTAAATGTTGCTACTCTAGCTGTGTCTAATTCGCTTTGACGATATGCGGCAAAGTTTTGAGGTGGATTGAACTCAAGATTAAACAATCCTGAATCAATATTAAAACCTCTCCAACGCAAGAATAACTTGAATTCTTCGTCTAACTTGATAGCCATGTAATTCTGTAATCGTTCGCAATACTGATTGAAACGATATTCTTGTATCAATGCTGTGCCAACACGACCATCGCTTAGTGGTCTGTCGCTGTCATCCGGACCAGTTGGTAGATACGAACTTGGGACACGTAAACCACGAGCCAATCTATTGTTAAAGTAACGCAAGTCATCGATCTCACCTAGATTCTGTCCACCTGGCATAACTTCTACCGATGAACCGCGTCCGTCTGCTGTCACAGGGAAGAAGTAATCTTCGTTCATTGATAGTGGATTATAACTAGCATCTACTATAGATGATCCGCCATATACGCTAGGAATTCTACGTTGATGAATCTCATTCTTGATACGTTCTACAAATGCCATGGCCATATGGCTAGGCATATTACCAACATCAATCTTAAACAATCTACGTTCAGGAGCACGTTGTACACGATAGATAAGAACAGCATCTTCAAGCAATTCTTTTTGCTTGTAAACTTTGAAAATATTTTCTAATATACTCTGACCAAAAGGCCAGAAGCGGTCAAGACCTTCAGTCAGGCTCAAGTGTACGATATGTTTCGCATCAATAGCGGCTTCGCTCTGACCTAATGTAAAGCGGCTACCCGATGTATTATATGGCATAGCAGGAACAGTATAAGGAGTATTTGTACCACCACCTGAACCACCTAAACCAGTTGCTGGATTTGCGGCAAAGTCTGTGTTTGTTTTTTGTGCTACAGACAAATTCTGCAAATTAATGTTTAAGTCTTTGATAACGTATTGTTCAGGATTTTTTCCTTCACTCTCGTTTACAATGACTTTGATTACTTTGACCATATCGACCCAATACAACTTAAAGTTTTCTGGGTCGCGGACGAATACTTGATCTCCGTACTTTATAACATTACGGAATATTTTAAACAATCTTTGATCAAACTGATTTAGTTTACACCATTGCTGTAACTGTTGCTTTAAGATATTGACTTCATGCGGGGTAGGATCATCACTGAAGTTGATACTGAATGGTGTGCCATTTTGTTCATTTTTCTGTGTACTGAATTCACTGATGATATCTAAACATGCGTTGATCTCAGCATCGACATCCATCATCTCATATTGATTATAGCGTTCGATTCTGTTTGGGTGACCTGTATATACTTCAGGTAGTCTGCTCATATAATTACGATAACCCCACTCTGCATTATTGTATGCATCAGGAGTTATGTTATTACCGGCGCTGCCGTTCCAAGCTGCTGTGTTGCTGTTAGCACCACTGATTGGACTTGTGAAGCCCGATTTGTTTAAGAAACGTTTTTTATATGGCATGCTCTATTATCACCTAGTATAGTATTTATAATCAGGCTTTACTATACTTTAATAACTTACCTTGTGTGCTGTTGCTTGTTTCTAATCGATTGATCACAGCATCTAGTTTAGCTGACATCATATCCATCATTGCTTTATTGATGCCCGCTAATTCTGCTATTCCTCCCGAATCCATACCTGATAATGCAGTAGTTTTCTTTTCCATTTGAGTTTGTATTTCTGTTGCTGATTTTTTACCTAATTCAGCTAACAGGCTGTTGGGATCCAATGGTACTATCATTTCATTACCGTGCATAGTAACTGGATATCCTGTCTCAGGTCCTGATGCTATACCGCCATCACTTGCTTTTAATTCAACATGGGGAGGATCTTTCGGGAAAGGACGATGCATTCCGTATTTTGCTAATACAGGATCAAATGCTTCTCTGTTCGTGCTAATGTCTAGCGCATCACCTTCTCTATGTTTACTACCTTTACCTGAACCCTTGACGTTATACTCTTTACCTTTATAGTTGATCTTAGTATCATTTTTAGGAGCAGCAGGCATGTGTACACCTGGATCTCCTAATATTCTACCTCTTACCCAAAGTTCTGCTTGTTTCTGATCACCTCTGTATGCGCTATTGATAGTGATAGGCATACCAAATTCTGCTGCCGCGCTATAGAATGCTTTTAGTAGTGATGGGTCTGAACCTGAAATGTCTGCTGATGGACCCAACTTGACATTCTTAGGCATCGCAGTGACCATCTTCTTTTCTGCTTCACCGCTAGGACCTGCTGCCGCTGCCTGATCAGGATCTGATTCTACTGTTGGACCTGCTGCCGGAGCTGCTCCGCCACCAATTCCAAGAGCGGCTCCTAATCTTGCTAAAATACCCCCACCGCCTCCGCCTCC